TAAATCATTTTGTGCAAGAAGTGCAGGACAAATGAAAAAGTTTCCTAAAGCAGCTAAGAATCCAAATAGTCGTTTAAGACAAGCAAGAAGAAGATGGAGATGTTAGTATGAATTTAAAAAAACCTACAGCTAATCAAAAAGGATTAAAGAAGCTACCCACTACCATAAGAAATAAAATGGGTTACCTAAAGAATGGTTCTCTCGTAACTAAAAAGAAGAAGTCAAAGATGGCTGCTAAAGGTGGTAAGGGTGTTCTTGTAGTAAGTATTGGTGTTGGTAAAATGAAATCTGCACCTAAAAAGAAAAAGAAGAAAACAACAAAAAGTGGTTAGACGTAATTATAAAAAAGAATATACTAATTATCATTCTAAACCTACACAAAAAATTAACAGGGCAGGTAGAAACAAAGCAAGAAACCTAGCACTGAAAAAGGGAACTGTAAAGAAGGGTGATGGACTAGACGTACATCATCGTAATGGGAATCCTAAAGATAATAGGAGAAAAAATTTAGCTGTTACAACTAAGACAGCTAATCGTTCTTTTAAGAGAACACGTAATGCTAAAAAACTTACAAGGAGAGTATAGATGAAAAAGAAGTCAAAAATGATGGCTAAGGGTGGTGCTACCAAGAAGTCAAAAATGATGGCTAAGGGTGGTGCTACTAAAAAAATGATGTACGGTGGTTCTATGAAGAAAAAGTCAAAGATGATGGCTAGAGGTGGAGCAACTAAACGTAAGTAATGTCATATCTTATAAGTAACGTACCACATTTTAAATGTTGGGTACGTAAAGAGTTCACTTGTAATCATATGAATTATCATGGTGAATATCTCCACGCATTAGCTTTCGCAGTTAATACCATTCCTGATAGGTCGTTAAGTTTTCAGGTAGTCTTCACAGGTTGTGCAGAAGAAGATAATGTACACGGTGGTGCAATGTGGGCACGTATGCCTATACAAGCACTTGTAGCTGATATACCTGTAGACGAATGGGCAGAGCCAATGGAAGACCACTTATGTCAACCTTGGGATTGCGAATCAAGACATCACAGTGTAATAGTCATGGACAGGGTGAGTTCTTCTCCTTGGTTATGTAAAATAGATAATCAGTTCTTTACTGCTAAATATATGTTTACTGTAGATTATACAGACCATGAAATAGCAGATGACCCTGCACAACATAAGCAATCACACGTGATGTATTTACTAGACGCAGGTAAATGGACAGGTAACATAGTTGCCTTACCAAACAATAGGGTTAGAGCTACAAGTCCTGCTCTGTGGGTCACAGGAGAAGGTGCTCCTGATTTTTCACCATCTCAGTGGACACACTCAGCAGAGGCACATGAATCTTATTTAGACCCATTTACAACATTTAATAATTTATACGAGGATAGAAGTGGCAATAAAAAGAACAAAAAGCACAGTAAATAAGGCAGGTAACTATACTAAACCTACAATGCGTAAAAATTTATTCAACCGTATCAAAGCAGGTGGTAAGGGAGGTTCACCCGGTCAATGGAGTGCAAGAAAGGCACAGATGTTGGCAAAACAATACAAATCAAAAGGAGGAGGATACAGAGGATAATGCCACATTACACAAAGAAACTAACAAAGGTGATAAAAGGATTAAGGAAAGCATCTAAACTTCATGCAGGTCAGGCTAAGACTTTGACTAAAATTAACAAAGACCAAAAAAAGGGATATAAGAAAGTTGTCAAAAAGAAAAAAGCGTGACCCTAAAGTTGGTACAGGAAAAAAACCAAAAGGTTCAGACAGACGCTTATATACGGATGAAAACCCTAAAGACACAGTTAGCATCAAGTTTGCCACTCCAGCAGACGCAAGAGCCACGGTTGCAAAAGTTAAAAAAATCAATAAGCCTTATGCGAGAAAGATACAGATACTTACAGTCGGTGAGCAAAGAGCTAAAGTGATGGGCAAGACTGAAGTTGTAGCAATATTTAAAAAAGCGAAAGAACAATTAAAAAAAGCACATGACAGAAAAACAAATAAAAAATAGATGTGAAACTTGCGAATGTTATGATTGTGACATGGAAGAGTGTAGCTGTGAATGTCACGATGAACAAGTAGCAGAGAAAGGTAATGATTGAGTTTGTGCTTGTGTTTATGATGGGAATAAGAGTAATAGACCAAACACAAACTTTCCAAGACTTAGATAGATGTTTATATTTCGCAGAAAGACTTCACAGACAGCCACCCATACCACAAGAGGAAGGACCTAATTTACGTATAACTGCATATTGCAAGCCAAAAAGGAAAAGATAAAATGTTAGCAGAACTAGCAGCAGCAAATGCAGCTTTCAGTGTAATTAAAAATTTTGTAAGTAACGGAAAAGAACTTACAGGCTGTGCTAAACATATATCTGATTTTGTATTTGCTAAAGAAGAAATAGAAAAGAAAGCAAAGAAACAAAAGGCTAGAGGTGTAGGTGGTAGTGATTTAGAAGAGTTCTTAGCTTTAGAGAAAATAAAGCAACAAGAAGACGAACTTAAACAGATAATGATTTACGCAGGTAGACCCGGATTGTGGCAGGATTGGCAGCAGTTTCAAGCAGAAGCTAGAAAGTCAAGGCGATACGCAGAGAAGATGGCACAGAAGCGTAGAGAAGAGTTAATGGAATACGCAGGATATGGTGTAGCTGTTATATTCGTTTTATTTTTTGCAGGATTACTAGCATGGATTGTTGGTAAATGGACAGGAAGATTTTAACTCCTTGCATAGGTGTATGCAAACTAAAAGACAATGTATGTATAGGATGCAAGAGAACCATAGAAGAAATTAAGGAAGCATATGAATGGCACTTAAAAAAGGACAAAGGTCACTAGTTGCGTGGACAAAACAAAAATGGAGAACCAAGTCAGGTAAACCTAGTACACAGGGGTCAAAAGCTACTGGCGAACGTTATCTACCTGAGAAAGCAATTAAGGCTCTTAGTTCCAGTGAATATGCCGCCTCTACGGCTGCTAAACGAAAAGCGAAGAGAGCAGGTAGACAGGTATCTCAGCAGCCCAGCAAGGTTGCAAAGAAAACATCAAAATTTCGTAGATTCAGCTAAGATAAAAGAAAAGTTAAAACAAGAAAGAATAAAAGAGAAAATAGCAAATGATACAAGCACTAATAGGACCAATAGCAAATCTCGCAGGAACGTGGTTTCAAAACAAAATAGAAAAAACAAAGGCAGATGGACAGGCTAAAGTTGCAGAGGCAAAAGCTCGTGCAACTGTTGCAGAAAAGGTTGCAACAGGTGAAGTCGAGTGGGAAGGTAAGATGGCAGATGCTACAGTGGATTCGTGGAAAGACGAGTTTGCATTAGTCGTACTATTAGCTCCTGCTATATTAGTATTTATACCCGGAATGACAGACTATGTTAAACAAGGATTTGATATATTGGCAACTTTGCCAGAGTGGTATCAGTACCTCTTATATATTGCAATTAGTGCGTCTTTTGGAATTAAGGGTGTCGGACAAGCAGCAAAAATGTTTAAAAAAAATAAGGAGATTTAAATGACGAACAACAAAAATGGTAACGGTAAAAATAAATCTACTACAGGTAGTTTTATAGGTGACATAGTAAAAGCTACTAAGGCAGGTGGTGCAAGTGCTATGACTAAGAAAGTTAAAGTTAAAAAGAATGAAACTTTAAGTGACATAGCAAAAGCAAATAATACAACATTACGAAAGTTAATGTCTTTAAATCCTAAATTTAAAACAGGTCAAGATAAAGGTTCTCCTACAAAAGGAACAATACAACAAAAAACAATACGAGTTGGTGCTACAGTAGTAGTTCCTGACCCACACACGTTTAAAAAAGGAAAGTTAACTCCTGTAGTAACTAAGAAGAAAAAAGATGTTTATAAAAAAGTTACTAAAAAACAATTCAAAGAAATGAATGTACCATTAAAAAAGAAAAAATAAATGACACTTAAAGCTAGAATTTATTTAAAGTTATCATCATCTATATGCAAGATAGGTAATTATTTTTGGCATAAACATGTTAAAGAAATACGTAAACAACAAATGGATTTAGGGTTTAAACGAATATGAATTTAAAAAAACTACAAGATGAATTAGCTAAAGATGAGGGTATAAAATATGAATTGTACCTCTGCACAGAAAATCATTTAACCGGAGGTATAGGACATCTTATTACAGAATGGGATGCAGATTACTATGGTAAACCTATAGGATATCCTGTGCCTGAAGAACAAGTCAATGAATGGTTTGAGAGAGACATAGCAACAACTATAAACGATTGTAAACTATTGTTCTCTCAATTTGATAACTTGCCTGAAGATATACAGCATGTACTAGCAAATATGTGTTTTCAACTTGGTAGACCAAGACTATCCAATTTTAAGAACATGATTGCTGCTGTAGAGAATAATGATTGGGAAAAAATGGCAGACGAGATGGAAGACTCTCGTTGGTTCAGACAAACAAAAAACAGAGCCAAACGTTTAATAGCAATCGTTGACAGGCAATATTATAGAGAGAATATTCCAGCATGAGTAGAACATTAACAGAAAGACAACAAAAGTTTCTAGCTGTTTTATTTGATGAAGCAGGTGGAGATGTTGTAGCTGCAAAAAAACTTGCAGGTTATTCTGAGACTTCAAGCACTACAGACATAGTTAAATCTATGAAGGATGAGATATTAGAAGCTACACAGTTATATATGAGCAGAAACGCACCTAAAGCTGCAATGGCTATGGTGGGTGGTTTATATGACCCTACAGAGCTAGGCATTAGAGACAAGATGTCTGCTGCAAAAGAATTACTAGATAGGACAGGCTTAGTTAAGACTGAAAAGATGCAAGTAGAAAGCACAGGTGGTGTTATGCTATTGCCTGCAAAGAATGATGGATAGAAGTTTAGGAAAGTGGAAGTTACCACAACCAACAGACTTAAAAGATGAAGAACAAAATGAATGGATACAGATACCTAGAATAGCTAGGACTATTCCTTTTGGTTATAAGATAAACGATGAAGACCCTGACTTACTTGACCCAATACCTTTTGAGTTAGAAGCTATAGAGATGGCTAGAAAGTATGTAAAACAATACTCCTATCGTGAAGTAGCTAATTGGCTAACAACAAAAACAAATAGAATAATATCTCATGTGGGTTTAAGAAAAAGGTTAATACATGAAAGACACCGTAAGGACAAAGCTCGAACTCTTAGAAAGTGGGCAGCTTATGCCGAGAAAGCAATCGAGAAGGCGAAAGCCATCGAAGAAAAAACAACAGGTGCAAGAGCCTAATATACAGGAAGTTTCGGATGTAGAGGCAGTTCCTGTAGAAGAGCAAAACATAATATTTAAACCTAATGCAGGTCCTCAAACAGAGTTTCTTGCAGCAGGTGAAAGAGAAGTTTTATATGGTGGTTCAGCAGGTGGTGGTAAATCATATGCCATGCTTGCAGACCCTTTACGTTACATGGGTCATCCGTCATTTAGTGGGTTGCTACTGCGACACACAACAGAAGAACTTAGAGAACTTATATTTAAATCTAAGGAAATGTATCCTCAAATATGGAAGGGTATTAAGTGGTCAGAAAGAAAGATGCAATGGGAAGCACCATCAGGTGCAAGATTATGGATGTCATACTTAGACCGTGACGATGATGTACTTCGTTATCAAGGTTTGGCATTTAGTTGGATAGGGTTTGATGAATTAACCCAATGGTCTACTCCGTATGCTTGGAACTATATGCGTTCACGTTTGCGTTCTACTGCACATGATTTACCTGTGTATATGAGAGCAACAACTAACCCCGGAGGTCCGGGTCATCAGTGGGTTAAGAAAATGTTCATTGACCCTGCACCATACGGAAAACAATTTGATGCCACAGATATTGAGTCAGGTCGAGTTCTTACCTATCCCCAAGGACACAGTAAAGAAGGACAAGCGTTATTTAAAAGAAGATTCATTCCTGCAAGATTATCGGATAACCCATATCTCGCAGAGCAAGGTGACTATGAAGCAATGCTTCTATCCTTACCTGAACACCAACGTAAGCAGTTGCTTGAGGGTGATTGGGATATTAAAGAAGGTGCTGCTTTTACTGAGTTTGATAGGAATATTCACGTTATTGAACCTTTTGCAATTCCAAGAAATTGGGTTAAGTTTCGTGCTTGCGACTACGGTTATGGTTCTTATAGTGGTGTGTTGTGGTTTGCTATTTCTCCAGATGAGCAGATTATTATATATCGAGAGTTGTATACTCGCAAAGTCCTTGCCACAGATTTGGCAGATATGATATTAGACGCAGAGGCTGAGGATGGAAATATTAAGTACGGTGTGTTGGATAGTAGCCTTTGGCATAAACGTGGGGATACTGGTCCATCTCTTGCAGAACAGATGATTATGAAGGGATGTCGCTTTAGACCTTCAGACAGAAGTAGAGGCAGTCGTGTATCAGGTAAAAATGAAATACACAGAAGATTACAAGTAGATGAGTTTACAGAGCAACCTAGGTTAGTGTTTTTTAATAACTGTACAAATATGATATCGCAGTTACCTGCTTTACCACTAGATAAAAAAAATCCTGAAGATGTGGACACAAGAGCAGAAGACCACTTGTATGATGCGTTAAGATATGGTATAATGTCAAGACCAAGATTTAGTATATTTGACTATGACCCAATCGGAAGACCTAGTAGCAGTATGCCAATGGCAGATTCTACTTTTGGATATTAAGGATAAAACATGGCAGAAAAAGACGAAATAACATTAGATGATGAATCAATAGCTTTAGAAGATACTGAGGAGTCTGCCACAAATGATGTGGATGTTAGTGGAATAATACCATTCATAATGGAAAGATATCAACGAGCAGAGGACTATCGTGAGAACGATGAACAAAGGTGGTTGAGGTCTTATAGAAACTATAGGGGGTTATACGGAAGTGATGTTCAATTTACTGAAGCAGAAAAGTCAAGAGTATTTATTAAAGTTACCAAAACAAAAACTCTCGCAGCTTATGGACAAATTGTTGATGTATTATTTGCAGGCAACAAGTTTCCTATTAGCATTGAGCCAACGATATTACCAGATGGTGTTGCAAGCGATGTCAGCTTTGACCCCAAAGAACCTGAGCAGTTGCGTAATCAAACTAGCGAAGACAATATGGAAACACCTTATGGCTTTATGGGTGATGGTAAAGAATTACCTAAAGGAGCTACTTTTGAAAGTCTACAACAAGGTCTTGGACCTTTGGAAGAAGACTTATCAGAAATTGAAGGCTTGGAAGAAGGGGTAGGTAAAACACCTTCTGCTATTACACTTAGTCCTTCCATGATTGCTGCCAAAGCAATGGAAAAGAAAATAATGGACCAACTACAAGAGTCAGGTGCTAGTAAACAATTAAGAAGCACAGCTTTTGAAATGGCTTTATTTGGTACAGGTGTAATGAAAGGTCCGTTTGCGATGGACAAAGAATATCCTAATTGGGATGATGAAGGTAATTACAATCCTATATTTAAAACAATACCATCAACATCTCATGTATCAGTATGGAACTTCTTTCCTGACCCTGATGCAGCGAATATGGATGAAGCACAATACGTAATTGAAAGACATAAAATGTCAAGGTCACAGTTACGTTCCTTGAAAAAACGACCATACTTTCGTTCTAATGTAATTGATGAAGTTATAGAATCAGGTGAGTCTTACGATAAAAAGTATTGGGAAGATGATTTATCTGACTATTCTCCTGATTACGGAATATATAGATTTGAAGTATTAGAATATTGGGGAATGTGTGAAGTTGAAATGCTTGAGTCAAATGGAGTAGAGATACCTGATGAACTCAAGGAGTTTGATGAACTACAAGCGAATATATGGATTAGTAATGGTAAGATAATAAGAATGGTTCTTAATCCATTCAAGCCTGCTAAGATACCTTATATGGCAGCACCTTACGAACTTAATCCATATTCTTTCTTTGGTGTCGGTCTAGCAGAGAACATGGATGACACACAAACTTTGATGAATGGTTTTATGAGAATGGCAGTTGATAATGCTGTGTTATCAGGAAACTTACTCATAGAAGTAGATGAAACTAACTTAGTTCCGGGACAAGATTTATCTGTATATCCGGGTAAAGTATTTAGAAGACAGGGTGGTGCTCCGGGTCAAGCAATCTTTGGTACAAAGTTTCCTAATGTATCAAATGAAAACTTACAGCTATTTGACAAAGCACGACAACTAGCAGATGAAAGCACAGGCTTACCATCTTTTGCACACGGACAGACAGGTGTGACAGGTGTAGGTAGAACTGCGTCAGGCATATCCATGCTTATGAACGCTGCAAGTGGTAGCATAAAAACTGTAATTAAAAATGTAGATGATTATTTACTTACACCTCTAGGCGAAGGTTTATTTAGATTTAACATGCAGTTTGACTATGACCCTGAAATAAAGGGTGACTTAGAAGTTGTTGCACGTGGAACAGAAAGTCTCATGGCAAACGAAGTGCGTAGTCAAAGACTTATGCAATTCTTGCAAACTGCTTCTAATCCTGTACTAGCACCTTTTGCAAAGTTTAATTATATTATAAGAGAAATAGCAAAAGCTATGGACTTAGACCCTGATAAAGTAACTAACAATATGGATGAAGCAACTATCCAAGCAGAACTGTTAAAACAATTTCAAGGAACTCAACCACAACAACAAGCTACCCCACCAGCAGGTGCAAATCCACTAGACCCAACAGGAGCAGGTGGTGGCACTATAGGCACAGGAGTAGCACCAACTCCGGGAGAACAAGGATTTACAGGAACACCTCAAGATGGACA